TTAGTTCCGATTTAGACGGTGCAGAAGATGTTGCAGCTGGAGGACCAGCACCTGAAGACGGTGGAGAAGGAGCACCACCAGAAACAGCAACAGGACAAGATATAGGTGGCGCAGCAGCAGCGCCGGCAAATGATCAGACAATATAAAGCATAAATAATAACATGATACTAAGAGAACTTTTTTATTACGACAAAGAAACACTTGAGCCAACAGAAGATATGGCTTATGAGCCTCAGTATGACGACTCTATTGTAAAAAGTTCTGATACAAGAAAAACAAGACTTACATTAAGACAAATTAACAGAGCTAGAAAAGCATCTGATGTACACACCTTAGAACAGTCTAAAGAACTAGAGTTTGTTAGACAAATGTACGGACTTGCTGCACAACAAGCAGCAGCAGGCGGAATTTAATATGGTGTACAATGCCAAAGTTAGACAAGTCTAAGTACACTAAAAAAGAAATACAAAAAATATTATCCGAGCGTAGAACGCAGAAAGCTCTAGCTCAGTTAAAACCTAAACCAAAAATTTATCCTAACGAACATACTGGAAAAAGTTATGCTTTTGTTTTAGGCAACGGAACTTCTCGAAAATACATAGATCCAAAACAAATTCAACAGTACGGAAAAGTATACGGATGCAATGCCTTATATAGACAGTTTGATCCTGACTATCTAATTGCTGTTGATGTAAAAATGATTTTAGAACTTGAAAATAAAAAATACATAGAGCAAAATCCTAATGTTTGGACTAATCCTAATAGAGCCTACAAAAATATAAAAGGTTTAAATTTTTTTAAACCTAGCAGAGGTTGGAGTAGCGGTCCAACGGCATTGTTGTTAGCAAGTCAACATGCACATAAGAATATTTTTATTTTAGGCTTTGACTATAAAGGATTAGACAACGGTAAACTAATTAATAATATGTATGCAGGGACACCTAACTACAAAAAAACAACAGACACAGCAACATATTATGGAAACTGGCTTAAACAAACTACAAAAGTAATAAAAGAATTTCCTCATATTAACTATTTTAGAGTTATAACACAAGAAAACTTTCAACCACCAGAACTAAATAATATTAGTAATTTTAAAACAATTATTGTTGAAGATTTCAAAAAAATGTTCAACATTTCCTAACATTTTAATAAAATGGCTCGTTTTGAGCCTATTTCTACGCATATTTTCTCTTTCTTGTTAAATAATAATGACAGCCTTACCATAGGTAAAACTTTATAGGAGAAAAAAATGGCAGATCACAAGAAATTTGAAGAAATGCTTGAGCGCCTAGTCAATGAAGACAAAGCAGGTGCGGAAGAGCTTTTCCACGAAATCGTGGTAGAAAAATCACGTGAAATATATGAAAACCTACTTGAAGCAGAGCTAGAAGACGAAGAAGTAGATGAAGCTACTGATGAAGAAGTAGATGAGTCAGACGAAGAAGTAGATGAAGCTACTGATGAAGAAGTAGATGAGTCAGACGAAGAAGATTTAGATGAAAACTTCGACCTTGATGAATTTGAAGTTGAAGCTGACCCAATGGACATGGGCGGAGACGCAGGCGATGACATGATGGGTGATCTTGAAATGCCAGCTGACGACGAAGGCGACGAAGGCGAAGGCGAAGGCGACGAAGATTTAGAAGATCGTGTAATGGATCTAGAAGATGCACTAGAAGATCTAAAAGCAGAATTTGATGCAATGATGGACGGCGAAGAGCCAGGCGACGAAGAGCCAGAAATGGACATGGACATGGACATGGGCGACGATGACGAAGCTGAAGAAGAGTCATTTGCTTTTGAATCAGATGATGAAGAAGTAGACGAAGCAGCAGACGAAGAAGTCGACGAAGCATCAGACGAAGAAGTCGAAGAAAAGAAAGATGAAGACAAAAGCGCAGGTGAAACAATGCGTGAGTATGTCGAAAAGGTAACCGCAACAATGGGTGACACAGGTACTAACGGTACTAAGTCAGCAGTTGCTGGTAAAAACGACATGGGCGGAACAGCAGGCAATATTGCACAAAGCGACACAGGCGATGTAGCAGAAGCAGGCGCAGGTTCAAGTGTAAAAGGTAATGCACTAAATCAGCAAACTGCAAAAGAAGATAATGCTGGTAACGTCAATGTTCCAGGCGGAAAAGCTGCAAAAGCTGGTAAAACACAACCAGGTCATGGCGCAGAGAAAAAAGGAAAGCCTGAGACTGCTGACAAATCAGCTCAAAGCACACTTAACGGCGTAAGCACAAGAGCAAAATAAGCAGTATAATATAAGGAAGTTTGAATGAAAAACTTACGAGAGCATTTGACATTCGACCAGGCAGGAATGGTTGTTGAGTCTACTGATAACGCTACAGGCGGAAAAGACCTTTATATGAAAGGCATCTGCATACAAGGCGGTGTGCGTAATGCAAACCAACGTGTATATCCTGTAAATGAAATTGGTAGGGCTGTCAAAACTCTCAATGATCAAATAGCAGGAGGATATAGTGTTCTCGGTGAAGTCGATCATCCAGAAGGCCTTAACATCAACCTAGACCGTGTAAGCCATATGATCACAGAAATGTGGATGGATGGACCAAACGGTTACGGTAAACTTAAAATTTTACCAACACCGATGGGAAACCTAGTTCGCACTATGCTTGAAGCTGGTGTGAAACTAGGTGTTTCATCAAGAGGATCAGGTAATGTATCAGAAGACGGTCAAAACCAAGTTTCTGATTTTGAAATAATCACCGTGGACGCAGTAGCACAGCCAAGCGCCCCTGGTGCATACCCAACACCAATCTATGAGCATCTAATGAATGCCCGTGGAGGGTATAAGGCATACGAATTAGCTCAGGCAACAAAACATGACGATAAGGCACAAAAATATTTAAAAGAATCGTTGGTTAATATAATCAACCGACTCCAATAAAAGGAGAAACTAATTATGTTGGATGCACTAAAAACACTTTTCGAAAACGATGTAGTTTCAGAAGAAGTGCGTCACGAAATCGAAGAAGCGTGGAACGCGAAGGTTAAAGAAAACCGTCGTGCAGCTACAGCTGAACTTCGTGAAGAATTTGCAAAGAAATATGAACATGACAAACAAACTATGGTAGAGTCAATTGACAAGCTATTAGAAGAGCGTCTTAGTTCAGAGCTTGCAGAGTTTGCAGAAGATCGTAAAGGTCTAGCTGAAGCAAAAGCAAAATATGCTGTTGCACAACGTGAAAATGCAACTCTACTTAAAAACTTTGTATTAGAATCGCTAAAGAAAGAAGTTAGCGAACTTCACGAAGATCAAAAAGCAGTAGCACAAAAGTTCACACAACTTGAAGAATTTGTGGTAGAAGCACTTGCAAAAGAAATTGCAGAGTTTTACGAAGATAAAAAAGACTTGGCTGAAACTAAAGTACGTCTTGTACGCGAAGCCAAAGAAAAATTTGCAGCAGTTCAAAAAGAATTTGTTGCTAAAAGTGCAAACTTGGTGTCAGAAACAGTTGGTAAAAATCTTAATAAAGAAATTAGTCAACTTAAAGATGACATTGAAGCAGCACGTAAAAACGACTTCGGTCGTAAAGTATTCGAAGCTTTTGCTTCAGAATATGCAAACAGCTACTTAAACGAAAAATCAGAGACTGCAAAATTATTGAAAGTTATTGAAACTAAAGATAAACAGATCAATGAAAATAAAGCGTTAGCTGTCAAAGCAAAAGTGCTTGCAGAGTCAGCAGTAAAAGAAAAAGCTGTATTAATTGAATCTGCAAAGAGAGAAAAGAAATTGAACGATTTAGTTGCGCCATTAGGCAAAGCTCAACGTGAAATTATGACAGACTTACTGGAATCAGTACAAACAGACAGACTTCAGTCTGCGTTTGACAAATACCTACCGGCGGTAATCGACGGTAATACTCCGGCTAAGAAGAAGGCAGTTTTAGCAGAAGGCAAAGAAGTTACAGGCAACCGCGAATATTCGCAAACTAACGTTAGTTCACAAGCAGGCGCAGACGGTAATGTCATTGACATTAAGCGTCTAGCTGGATTATAATATAGGAGAAATCAAAATGTCAGAACTATTAGAAAGTCGCTGGCAGGACACTAAGACTGCACTTGTTGAAGGCCTAAAAGGCAACAAGAAAGCTGTTATGGAAGCGACTCTAGAAAATACTCGTAAGTATCTTTCAGAATCAGCAACAGCTGGTGCAACTTCTGCCGGTAATGTAGCAACTCTAAACAGAGTTATCCTACCAGTTATCAGACGTGTTATGCCAACCGTTATTGCAAACGAGTTGGTTGGTGTTCAGCCAATGACAGGTCCAGTGGGTCAAATCCACACACTAAGAGTACGTTATAGCGACGACTTTACTAGCACAGGTGGCACTTCAGCTACTGCTGGTGAAGAAGCACTATCACCGTTCAAGATTGCAGAAGGATATTCAGGTGATGCAGCAACTGACCGCGCAGCGGCAACAGCAGCACTTGAAGGACAGGCTGGTAACAGAATGTCAATCCAAATCTTGAAACAAACTGTCGAAGCGAAAACCAGAAAGCTATCAGCTCGCTGGACATTCGAAGCGGCACAAGATGCTCAATCACAGCACGGTATTGACGTTGAAGCAGAAATCATGGCAGCACTTGCTCAAGAGATTACTGCTGAAATCGACCAAGAAGTACTAGGCTCACTAAGTTCACTAGCAGGCGCTGCTACTGAAACTTATGATCAAACAGCCGTTTCAGGTACAGCTACTTTTGTTGGTGACGAACATGCTGCACTAGCAGTTCAAATCAACAGAGTATCAAACTTGATTGCACAGCGTACAAGACGTGGTGCTGGTAACTGGGCAGTTGTTAGCCCATTCGCGCTAACAATCCTACAGTCAGCAACTACTTCAGCGTTCGCTCGTACAACAGAAGGTACATTCGAAGCACCAACTAACACAAAAATGGTTGGTACATTGAACAACGCAATGAAAGTATATGTTAACACATATGCATCAGATACTGCACCAGTTCTTATTGGTTATAAAGGATCAAGCGAGTCAGACGCAGCAGCGTTCTACTGCCCATATATCCCACTAATGAGCTCAGGTGTTGTACTAGATCCATCAACATTCGAACCAACAGTATCATTTATGACACGTTATGGTTATGTTGAGCTTACAAACACTGCGTCATCACTAGGTAACGCAGCTGACTACTTAGGTAAAGTTGATATCGCCGCAGGCGTAACATTTAGCTAAGTTATAGTTGTAAAAAACTAGAAATAGGCCCTACGGGGCCTATTTTTTTGACTACATTTTTACTTGTTCATTACATACATTGTAACTTCAAAGCCAAAACGCATTTCAGTATAGCTAGGTTTTGTCCACATAATGCTCTCCTTTCAACTATTATTTAAACACACTTTTTAAAAAAAATCTTGCAGAAAATCATTAATTTTCTATAAAAAGTGGTTGACTTTTACTATAAAGATGTTATATTAATAACATAAGCAACAAAGACTTAGCTAGTCAATGTTTATAGTGCAAGGAAGAGGCGTTTACCAGAGCGTCGAACTTGACTGCTTAGGGGTGGTACCCAGGCGTTGTACTGGAAACAGGCAGTGTCACATCGCTCTACCGAGCGGAAGCAGGTTGTTGCGGAGATGAAATGGTATTTGGTCCGCGGCTTGTAGGTGTAACCGAGTCCTACCTATTTTGCTTATTCTTAGAGCCCGCCACTGTGCGGGCTTTTTTCTCTTTGGATAAATACTATTGTCATATAGGAGCCTCTATTGAGGACTTATGCGGAAACTCACCGCGTAGACCCTAGAACGGCAATGATTAAACAAAGGAGATAATTATGGGACGCCCATTAAACAAAAGATACTTTGGTGCTACTGAAGGTTCAGCAGGTACTGAAGGTAATAACCTAACAGTAATGTGTAAAATTGGTGCTAACGCAGCAGTTGGCAACGGTGTAATTTTATCACAACGCTCAGAAACAAAATTTAACTGTCACGATGATCCAGATGGAACATCAGGTAACACAGGTGTATGTACACTAGTTGACAAAGCAATTGGATCACTAGCAGCTAACGAAATGGTTCTACAAGGTTTTGTAGCCGGAGAAAGTGCTGTAAACATTCGTAAAGTACACAACCGTACAATGTTTGATTTTAATAACAATCGTTATACATGGACTGTTACTGACGATTCAACAGCAAACGTACTAGTATTAACTGCAATCTAATCTAAGGGGCTTAATGCCCCTTTTTAGGAATTTCGAATGCCAAAGATTATAAGAACCACAGATACAGATTATCGAATAATAACAGGTGACGGCGGAACCATCACTCTTGATACAACTAACGCAACAGGAAATTTGAGCGGAACTGTTGTTGTTAAAGGTGATTTAGAAGTAAACGGTGGTACAACTACAATTGAATCGATTATAGCTACTATAGACGATAACATTCTTCTTTTAAGTGCAGGAAATACATCTTCAGGATTACCTGTATCGTTAGATAGACCTAGAAGCTCAGGAATAGAAATTGAAAGAGGATCTCTAGCAAATTCAAGATGGGTGTATGACGATGGCATTGGTTGGGACTTAGGCGGAGTTACAGGAATAGGTGCTTGGATAGGCACCCAAGGAGATATTGGTGCAGAACAAATACTTCCTATTAAGACTTCGGGTATAGTATCAGATCATAATTTATATGTTGACACTAATGACGGAGTTATAAGTGTTTCAGGCACAAACAATTATGAACTAAAAATTTGGAATTACGATAACGGTGTTATTACACCAGATCCTATTACTAATGAAATTACACAAGACGATGATAACATTCCTAATGCAAAAGCAGTTAGAGATATTGTTGATTATAGTCTAGCAACTGTTGTTATTGATAAAATCCAAGAAGATAATTCATCAATTGAAGTTGTTGATAAAAACAACGTAATTTTAAATATTATCGGAGTTGGACCTAGAACACTAGTAACAACTCAAAACAGTCACGGTTTTGCTATTAACGATACAGTAACTATAACTGGAGTGCAATCAAGTCCTAATGACGCAATTATTCAATCGTTAATAGGAAGCTGGACAGTTACCGATGTTCCTTCGTCAACATCTTTTGAATTTGATGCAAATTCAATTGGTGCAGATAAAAGTTTTTATGTAAGTAATTCAGGAAGAACTGTTTCTGCTGAATCAGAAATATCTATTACCGTTGAAGGCAACAATATTACTAATTTCTATAATAATAGAATAAATCTTGCAGATATTGAAATTAAAGGAACTGAAATATTTACATCGTCAAGTAATGATGATTTAGTTTTATCAAGTTCTGGTATCGGTTCTGTAAAAATTAAAGATACATTAGAAATAACTAAAACACCTGGTGATGATGATATTTTATTAGATCCTAATCCTCCGTTAGAAGGTATCAAATTATATTCGAAAGCACAAGGAACAGGTAAAACAGGGTTATACTTCGTTAATGAAAATAACTATCAAGACGAAGTAATAAGTAAAAGTAGAGCATTGCTTTATAGCATGTTATTTTAAGGAAATATAATGGCTTTAGAAAACGCAACATTAACAAATACACAAACAGATGTGCTTGTTGTACCAGCGAATAAAATATATGCTATAACAAGTATAATGGTTTGCAATACATATTCACCAAGCGGCGCATCACCTGAAAACGAAACAGCTACATTTGATATGCATTTCTTAAAAGATAATCAACCTTTAAATAATGCATTAACATGTGTTATTAGAGAACTTAGTTTGCCAGCAGGCGAAACATTTACTTTTGATAGTGAAAAAGTTGTATTAGAAAGTGGTGAAAAATTATCGTTTGTAGGAGATGCAACAAACGCAGCAAACTTAGCAGTGTCAGTTAGTTACTTGGAAGTATAATGAGATTATTAAAAGCGCAGAACACAAATTTACGTAACATCTACGGTAAAGGCGTAAAGTACGATATAAATGGACAAGTTATAATGGATACTACAAACGTTATGCTTGTACCAAAAGGCACATCTGCGGAATTTATATCTACTCCAGTAGACGGACACATGAGATATAACACTGACTTAAATGAATTAGAAATACGTTCAGAAGGCGAATGGCGCAGTGTAAGATACAAAGAGCCAAATAACGATCCTGGTATTGTACAACAAAACTTAGGTAATGGTGATGCTACTATTACACTATTTGGTCCACTAGATAGTCAAGACCCTAATACAATATATACTGCACCAGCAGCAGCACAAAACGTTTTAGTATTTGTTGAAAACGTTTTTCAAATATCAACTACTAACTATACATTAATTCAAAATCCAAGTTCAACAGGAACTGGACAAGAAGTTGAGTCAGGAAACTTTGTTATAGGTGAAGAATATATTATTACTGCAACAGGTGTAACAGACTATGTTTCAGAACACGGTGCAGCAGATAATAATCCTGGAACAACATTTACAGCAGCATCTGCCGGAACTGCTGATGCAACAGGTTTAGCAAGACTCACAGGCTACTATTTAGAATTTACTTCAGCAGTAGACTTAAACAAACCTGTAACAGTACTACATAATTTCGACAAGTAAATTCAATAAATACTGTGTCAAGGAGAATATGAGTGGCACAAGTAGGTAGAATATCCGGTCCTCTTTTAAAAGATAACTTATTGCGTGATGGCATTGATCTTGCGTTTCGCAACGATCTTAATACTAATCAGCTCTTATATCTAGATGTTAACAATAGTAAGATTGGTATTGATACTTCTACACCAACTACTGATTTAGAAATATCTCAAACTTTTCAAACAACAAATTTAATTAGCGATTTCTCTAATATAGCAGGATATACTATTGATAACAATACACTTAGTACAATAGGTAATCTTTATTTAAACGCAGCTGATGCTGTTGTTTTTAGTACATTAGATAATGGTACTATAAGAATTAATGATAATGCAATTAGAACTGTAGAATCAAATGCTGACATAGATATTACTCCTAACGGAACAGGAACTGTTAGAGTCGGTAATGGATTTTTAAATGATGATTCAACTACAGATACAAAAGCAGACTTACAAGTTTTTGGTAATATGCATACTCCGGGTAATATTACCTTTGAAGGAACTATTACACTAGGTGATCAAGCATCAGATGATGTAACATTTAATTCTGACATTAACTCTGATATTATTCCTGATATTACAGATACTTACAATTTAGGTGCTGATCAAAAAATATGGAATTCTATATATACAAATTTATTAAACGGACAATTAGTAGGAACACAAGCATATTTCCTAAACGGAGTTAATCTTCTTACAAAACACGGAGGCATAATATTTGTTGCAGTTGAAGGGAATGACGATAATAGTGGTGATCATCATCTTGATCCGATGGCAACTATTTCGGCTGCACTTTCTAAAGCAGAAGCTAGTGGAGATCAGCCATTTACAATTATAGTATCACCAGGAGAGTATCAAGAAGCATTACCTTTGGTTGTTCCATCTAATGTATCTGTTATTGGTGCTGACATACGTAATGTTATTATCACCCCAGATACCAGTAGTCAGAGTGAAGATGTTTTTCATTTAAATGATAAAACTAATATTGCTAATTTAACTATTCAAAATCATTACTATGACAATGTAAACAATAAAGGATATGCATTTAGATTTGCACCTAATGCTGTAATGAGCGAACGCAGTCCTTATATTCAAAATGTAACGGTACTAACACAAGAAACAAATCCAGGAGACGGAGATGCAGGTAGAGGGGCTTGGATAGACGGTGCAGAATTAAATGCTGCAAGTCCTAATGCTACTATGCTATTTCATAGTTGTACATTTATTTCACCTAATGCTGATGTTATTAATATGACAAACGGTGTTAGAGTAGAATGGCTAAACAGTTTTACATATTTCGCAAACAGAGGATTGTATGCATTTAATGGTGCAACTGGCAGAACAAGTGAAGATGGCAGCACAGTAATATATGGTGCAGAATTGCGCTCAATTGGGTCAGCAAACGTTTACGGCACATACGGTGCAGTAGCAGACGGTGCTGATACTCTAATGTATCTGATACAGCATAACTTTGCGTATATAGGTGCAGGATCTGATAGAACAAACGATTTAGATTTAGTTGTACAAGCAAATGAAGTAGTAGAATTAAACTCAGGACAAATTCATTATGTAAGCACAGACCAAGTTGGTAACTTTAGAGTTGGCGATAATTTCTTTGTAAATTTTGAAACAGGTAATACAAGTTTAAACATTAATACAGGTGATATTGAAACGTTGTCTGGGTTAGTTGTTAATACACCCGGCGGAACAAGTGTTATTGACGGCGCATATATAACAACCGGAAATATAAGAATATCAGATAACGAAATTGTAAGTGTAGTTGACGAATTAAATTTAGATGCCGGAACAAACACTATTAATTTTAACGATAATACTAATGTTAACGGCAATTTAAATATTATTAATAATTTTAGTTTTGGCGGCACATTAAATATTGCAGGTGATCAACCTGGTAGAGATACTGCTGCTGACAGGTTAGTGTTCAATGTGGAATTTGAACAAGATTTTAATCCTCATCAACATACTGTACATAGTTTAGGAGAAGTACAGCGTCCTTGGCTAAATGCTTGGTTAAACAAAACAGAAGTTGGAGACATTAGTATAGATGGAAATGTTATCACAACTGATACATCAAACGCAAATTTAGAATTACGTGCAAGTGGAATTGGAGAAATTTATGTTCCTAGTAACGATGTACAAATTGATAATAACTTAAATGTTAATGGTCTTACTACTTTACAGTCAACAAATTTTCAAGGAATTTTTAATTCTGCAGGAACATTTAATCAAACCGGTAATAGAACTGCAACAAACTTTTATGTTGATGGAGATTTAGACATTACTGGTGCAGTACAATTTGAAGAAATATTATTTGATGGCAATGTAATTACTACAACTACTTCAAACGCAGATTTAGAATTACGTGCAAGCGGTACTGGCAAAGTATTAATACCTAATGATGTGGAAGTTAATAATAATTTATTAGTTAATGATATTACTAGCAATAATATAAATGTTTCATTACAAACAGCATTTAATTATGCAGATCTAACCGATATAACCATTACACAAAATTATATTACTACAAATATTTCTAATGCAGATTTAGAACTAAGAGCAAGCGGAACTGGATTTATAAACATCGAAAGTCCTGCTTATTTAGAAAATAATTTAGTAGTTAATAAAAACACCTTTTTACAAAATGGTGCAACAACATATGAGTACGGCCCAGAGCTTGTAATTAACGGAACATTTAATACAAATGTAAATGGTTGGGCTCAAGCAGGTGGCGGCACTGCTTCATCTGTTAACGGAAACTTAAGAATTGATGCTACAGGTGCTGCACGTAACGTATCACAAGAGATTGTAGTCGAACCTGGAAAAACATATGACTTTGAAGCACAGTTTAGAAGTGTTTCAAATGCAAATGCATTTTATTTAAGAATATTCGAATCTGGTGTTGGTACATTATTTGAATGGAATGAAACTACTGGTCTAGTTGCAGATCAATTGCTAACAGCATCATTTGTTCCACAAACTACATCTATTGATATTATTTTCCGTGCTGTTGATACTATTGTTGAATGGGACAATATTTCTGCATTTGAAGATATCGGATTTGTTACTGCCTTTACTCCTGTTGATGTTAACTATACCGATGTTAACTTAAC